CGGTCGCGCCCGTCCCAGCGGGGTAGGTGGTCGAGGTAATGCTGTAAGGGGTGGTAGGCGGGTATGGTGTCGGAGTACAGATAGCCGTCCACCCAACTGCGGTAACATTGTGGCAACGTATTCTGTACGTGCATAATCAGCGAGTTGTGGTTGCGCTCGGTCATGAGTTGAAAGTTAGCGTCTGCTTCAACCTCTTTGGGTTGCAGCTCGATGTTGTTCTCTAATTCGTTGAAACGTAGGTTCCAACGCTCGTTAATGAGCGCTTGCATTTGTTGTACGAGCGAAGGAGTTGGGACACTTGTTGAAGGTTGTGATTTTTGTCTTGTCTTTCGTTGAGGCGTTTTTGCTATTTGTTCTTTCTTTTCGGTAAATAGTTGAATGGCCCAAGCTTTGACGATGCGTACAATTTCGTTGTTGCTTAATTGCGTAAAGAGTCGTTGGGCCAGTTTTAGTAGTTGACGGATAATGTTTTTAATCATGGTAGTTGTCTTTTTTTAGGTTTGATGCAAAAGTACGACGCCATGAGGGGAAGGGCAAAAAGTGTGTACATTTTGTACACTTTTTTTCAAGTGAGACTTCGAACTACTTCCGCGCGTTACTTATTTTAAGGGACGGTGACTTTTTATCTTTCATGTTTCAGATTATGTTTGTAACTGCTTGATTATCAAATAGTCTGACGAATGAAATTTAAAGTTTCATGCTTCAGGTTAGATTTCATCCCTTCATTTTGTATCTCTTGCACTGAGGTTTGAAATCTCTTGCACTATACTTTTATATTTCTTGCACTATACTTTTGTATCTCTTGCACCAAGTTTCGTTTTTTATCGTCAGTGCTTGTAAAATGAAACATTGAAAGCAAAAATGAAACATACAACGCGTATGTTTCATGTCATGAAATGCTTATAAATCAATCCTTTATGTATAAAAAGTGAAACATTGAAACATGAGAAGTCGTGCCATCAAACTGTAATTTATCTGCCTAATTGGTGGGCGACGCGTCTTAACCTGGGGGCGACGCGTCCCCGCGTCGGCATTGCCAACTTGGGGCTCGATGCCCCAAATTGGCAATACTTGAAGTATTGATATTCATGTATTTGTTAGTCAAGGCATCGAGCCTTGACTAACAAATGCTGACGCGGGGACACGTCGCCCCCAGGTTAGCTTGCGTTCGTGGCGCATAACTGTTTGACAATTTATCTGCCTAATTGCAGTTTATCAAAATTTGAAACTTGATTCTGCGCTCTGCAATTTGTCAAAAATGAAATATTTTTAGCAAAAGGTTTGGTTGGTATAAAAAAAAGTAATACCTTTGCATCGCTTTTGAGATAAAACATTATCTCTAAATAGTACGGGGCGTAGCGCAGTTCGGTTAGCGCACCTGCTTTGGGAGCAGGGGGTCGTGGGTTCGAATCCCGTCGCCCCGACAGAATTTAAACCGCTGATTATCAAACGTTTAGGTTTGGTGATTGGCGGTTTAGTCGTTTTATTTTACTCGTTTATTTTACCGCATTTTGGCCTCATTTTGGCCGTTTTTGGCTTATTTTGTATCGTTTTTGTGAGCTATTTGTGAGCAGTTTGTGAGCTATTTGTGAGCAAAAAGGGTTAAAAATGTAGGTAATGGCATATAAATTAAAGTGGTATTTAGATTTAAGGCGTAAGGACGAACAAGGGAAAGGGCGGCTTTGTATCGTTATTTACAATCGTGGAACGTCGGCAATGCTGAGCACGGGGGTGATGTTGCGCGAGGGAGAGTTCGTGAACGGTAGGGTGGTGGGCGCGCCCATGGCGGCACAGCTGACGCAGTTGCTGCGACTGAAAATGGCAAAGGTGCAATTGACTGTTGAAGAGGTGGCGTGCTTTAATGATGTTCAAGCAATGAGGGCAAGCGAGATTAAGGCGGCTTTGCTCGATCGGCTGGAGTTGAATGGGAATGGGGGTGAGGCCGTTGGAGAAGGGAAACAGGAGGAAGCGCGTTTTTTGCCGTTTGCTGAAACGTTTGTGAGTCGGTGTAAGAAGGAAAGAACGGCGGGCGTGTATAAAATGACTTTACAGAAGTTGAGGAAGTTTTGTAAGTTGGAGGAGTTGTGCTTTAAAGATGTGACGGTGGGGTGGCTGAAGGATTTTGAGGTTTGGATGGCTGACACCTGCAGCACGAACACGCGGGGAATTCACTTTCGCAATATTCGTGCCGTGTTTAATGCTGCAATAGATGAAGAGGTGATACCGGCCGAAATGTATCCTTTTAGGCGATTTAAGATAAAGAAGGAGGAAACGATGAAACGCTCGCTAAGGTTGGAGGATTTGAGGCGGTTGATGCGTTACCCTTGCGAAGAGTGGCAAAAGAGGTATGTCGACCTTTTTATGCTTTCGTTTTATTTGGCGGGCATTAACATGATTGACCTCATGGAGTTGCCTCCGCTGAATGAGAGTGGCGAGATTGAATACAGGCGGAGCAAAACGGGGGTTGTGTGTCGGCTGACGGTTCCACCTGAAGCGCTGGAGATTATTGAGCGTTATAAGGGGGTGAAACGTTTGCTTTATTTTGGCGAGCGTTTGAGTGGTGGCGTTGAGGCGTGGAAGGGCTTCCTTCGTAACGTGAATGACGGGCTGCAAAGTGTCGGGCCTTCGAGTTATATGTATGTGAAGCGTAAGGGACGAACGAAGGATAAGGTAAAAGTATATAACGCGCTATTTCCAGAGCTCACCTCGTACTGGGCGCGCCACACGTGGGCAACGTTGGCCTCAGAACTTGACGTGCCTGATGCAGTGATAGATGCTGCTTTAGGTCACAAGTCGCCCTATCCAATGGCCGACATATATATAAGGCGAAACGCTAAGAAGGTAGATGAAGCCGTTAGGCGCGTGATTGATTATGTAAGGGGGTAAAGTTTTTTATATCTTTATGGCAAAAAATATTTGGCTATAAGTATAAATTTTATTACCTTTGTAATGCAAAACAGAAAGGAACGCGCATGAATAAATTGAAAGTAAGAGAAGTTATTCAGCTACTGAAAAAGGAAGGCTGGGTAGAAATTAAGGCCAATCATGGCGACCACCGACAGTTCAAGCACCCCACGAAGAAGGGTAAAGTAACTGTAAGAGGTAAGATGAGTGAAACGCTTAACGATTTTCTCCTTCTAAGCATTTGGCGACAAGCTGGTTGGAGAAAGTAAATTAAAAGGTATGGGAAGGGGTTGAACCTTTCCATAGCCTTAGAATATATAAGACTTTTAAAAGTATGGAAAAGATAAAGGTAAAGGTGGATTGGAGTGATAAGAATTTTGCAGCGGTGACAGATGATGCTCGTTTGTGTGGCATGGTGTTAGTAACGGCTTCGACTTATGAAAAGTTAATGAGCGATTTGCGTGATGCTATTGTCGAACATGTTGAAGGCGTTGAGGCTGATGGTGATGACTTGCCTGAATGGTTGAAGTGTGGTGTGTATGAGTTTGATGTGGATTTAGGTGCTGCCGCTTTGTTGCGTTGTTGTTTGCAGTTTACCACATTTGCGGCCGTTGCTCATACTACTGGCATTAATCAAGCTTTGCTGACGCATTATGCTACGGGGTTGAAGGTGCCACGCGAAAAGCAGCGTGCGCGTATTGTTGAAGGTTTGCACCGTATAGGTGAAGCTTTGTTGTCTTTAAAATAGAAATTAAAGCGTTATGCTTTTTGTTTTGCATGCCTCCCACGTGAGTGGGGGGCTTTTTTTGTCGGTTTCATCGTATTTTTGGGGGTGGTGTTCGCATATTGCAAAGCACCCCACTAACGGCTTGCGTTAGTGGGGTGCTTTGTGTGTATTTACACGCGTTATTTAACATAACATTGATTCTTTACATTTGCAGTTTAAACAACATTTATTGCGTTCGGTAAACATTGTTTACGAGTGCGAAGATATAACAAATTGCAAACATGAACCAAACGTTTTTGCGTTTATTTAGGCATTTTGCGACATTTAGACCAATAAAAATGAATAATAAAGAAAAATTAGAACAGTTAGTGCTGCAATATGCGCATGGTAATCAAACGCTATTTGCCAGACTTTTAAACGTGCGTCAGAGTACAGTATCCACATGGAAGGCACGAGAGACCTTAGATTTTGTACGTATCAAGCAACGTTTCCCACAAGTTGATGGAAATTGGCTGCTTACAGGGGAGGGGGACATGCTTTTACCTGAGGACAATAGTACTTCGGTAAATGTTAGTGGAAACCATAAAAACCTACAGGGAATGCTTGTGAATAGCCAAAGTATCGATAAAAGCGAGCCTTTTTTGACTTCGGAGGCAGCATCCGACGTGGCTTTTTTGCAGAAAGAAAACGAGTATCTAAAGAAACTTATAGAAGAAAAAGAAAGACTTATAAAGGTCCTTTTGGCGGGACATTAGTCCCCCAAAATGTAAAGAATCAATGTTATGTTTACAAGCAAAAGGCTATGAAAAAAGGGTTAATAAGGATTCCGAGTGTTACGGCAACGTTGCGCAAAATGGAGACGGGTGATAGTATCCGATTGGATTTTCAGAGCGTGTCTCCGCAAGGGCTGTATCAGGCGAAGAAGAGATTGAATGCTCAGACTGGCAAAGAAGAGTGGAAGAGTAGGGTAGTGACTGACGAACGTGGGCGGAAGTTTTACGAAGTGACTCGCAAGGTCGTGAGTGGTGATACGAAATAATACGAAAAAGTTATGACGACAGAGGAACCAAGAGTTGTCGACTCGGGCCGCTATGGCATGAGCGACGCGGCAAAGATTTTGGGCGTTGCGCGTTGCACTTTGCGGCGTTGGATATATGCCGGGCGCGTGAACGTAGGGTTCAGAAATCTGAACGGACGAATGTTTGTAACTGGTAAGGAATTAAAAAGAATTTGGAGCGAGCAGTTGTGACGCTGCAAGCGCAAGAGCAAGAAACAAAACGACAAAAGAGCCAAGCAGAAGCGCGAGCAGTTGTAATGCTGTGAGCGAAGCTTCAGGAGGCGGTCCTTGGGGTGTGTGCAGCGGCACATGTAGAACGGTTAGGGGCTGAATGCTGCAAGCGGTTGCGGTGTGCTGAATGGCGATGTTGATGAATGGCGAAAGAAACGAGGAAACGACAAAACGACAAAACAACAAAACAACAAAACAACAAACAAACTAAAAACGGAAAACGATATGGACATTTTAGATAAAGCACTGAGGGTAGCGAAGTGGGCGGCCTGTGCAGCCGTTGTGCTGATGGGTTTCTATTACGCCAGCCGTATGGATTATGAGGACGCGGTGTTGAACGAAATGAAGAACAACGGCACATATTACACGATGAGTCAGGAACACCCCGATTGGGACGAGAGCCACATGGTTGAGGTGTATGATGCTTTTAAGAAGCAACGCGATGAGGAAACGCGCCCCCTTCGTAAGCGTTACGACGGGCGCGACTGAAGGATTTGCAAATACGGGGTTAATGTGCGAATGTGCAAATGTGCAAATGGTCGCCTTTGGTGGCTGAATGTAGAACAAGATAAAAAAAACGAAACGAAATGGAAGAAGTAAGACTGAGAGAGACAGTACAAACGTATGAGCTAACGAGCCCTCACGGACTGGTGACGGTGGTGGTAATGTTTACGAGGTGGAAGCGTAAAATGGTGCTTTCGTGTGACTTCGTACCACTGGAGCAGCAGTCGCTCGTTGATGCGATAGACGCTAACTTCTATATAGAACGTATCACGAAGACGGGTGAAGGCGGCTGCCGCATTACGGTCACGCTGCGTGAGGACGAACGTAAGGCCGAAGCGCTTGAACTACTGGGCGACCTCTTTATAGAGCACGCCCTAGAACGATAACTACGATGCGCTCCACTGACGAGGATAAGAAGGTAAGCAACAGGTCGGGACCTTCAAAAAAACTTCGCATTCCCCCTCGCCCGAGTGGTGAGCGCGCACGACCACAAACGGGAATAGTTAGATGTGGTAAGAGTGTGTAAGACGGGAAAGGGTAGCCCCGTACAGGAGAAAGAACATAGGAATGCTTGCGCGGTTCGAGTCCGCGCCCCACTCCAGTATGATTTTTTAGATTAAAGGTTTAGTTTTTACAAAGTGTAACAAGCAGCCGGTGCGCAGTGGCGCATCATAACATTGTTCATTAATTGTCTTCCTAGATTTAATAGGATATGGCTGCGCGTGGCGCGTGAGCGTAGTGCGCAGCGCACTGGCGAACATAGGCGGCTAAACGGATAAGCCGCAAGGGAAATAACAGGGGCGGCACGAGGTCAAGTGTGAGTTCCATGATAGTTAATAGTATAAGAGTTTTTTAGAAAGGTAGCTTGCCTCTCCGCTCTGACGCTGACCCCCTTCTGGTCGTTACGTGGTTCGACTCCGCGGTTCGCCCCTTCTATATATAAGGTGTAACCCAGCGGGGTAGGGTAATAAAGGGCCCTACCCCGCAGTGCGCCCCTAAGAAGTTGTAACGCTGTAATACAGTAACAATACTAACTCTATACTATTAACACAATGATAAAAACGGAAAAGATCTACGCTGCTACCAATCGCGGCCTGGACGTAATACTCCACTATTACCCCCAGGCGCGTGAGGTGGTCGGCACGAAGAACAAGTTTAAGGTACGGCCGAATGAGAAGACCGCCAGCGCGTGTCTCTACCTGCGCAAAGGTCAGGACGGCAGTGAAGTGTGGACCGTGACCGACTTCGGTGACGATGGCCACTCCCTCAGCCCGATAGACATCTGCATGAAGGAGGAAGGCATCACGCGGTTCTACGAAGCCGTACTGAAGTTGGCTGCCCTCTTCGACATACGTGACGAGCTCGACCGCTCCATTAATAAGCCAGAGATAAAGAAGCGCCCCGCTACAGATGAGGAGAAAGAAGGCACGCGCGTATTCTCCCTGCTGCCAGAGATACCCGAGGCGCACCTTCAGGTGTTAGGCCCTCGCGTAAAGCGAGAACACATAGAGGCGCTCCACTGGTACGAGGCCGAATACGTGGGCTACGTCAAAAACCGCGAAGTCGTGCTGAAGTACTCCACCGACAATTACCCGATATTCATGCGAGAGTGCATCGTTGAGGGCGAAGGCAGCGAAGATGACAAGACCTTCTACAAGATATACGAGCCGATGAACCCCGATAAAGGGTTCCGCTTCTCCTACACCCCCGCCGGGGTAAAACCGAAGGAATACATCAACGGCCTGCGCGAGCTCAAGAAACAGTACCGCACGCTGAACGCTCAGCGCGAGGCCGACTTCTACAACGACCCCTCCAACGAGGGCAAACCCTATCGGGCGAAGAAGATAACGGAAGCCTTCATTTGCTCTGGTGAGCGTGATGCCCTCTGCTGTCGCTCAATGGGTTACTCCCCCTTGTGGTTCAACTCCGAGACGTACCGCCTAAGCGAGCACGAGTACAAAGAAATCATGAAGTATGTTGAGACCCTCTACAACATACCCGACATTGACTCGACTGGCGTACGTAAGGGCACGGAACTCGCGCTGCAGTTCATCGACATACACACCGTATGGCTGCCCGAGCGGCTGCGCGACTTTCGTGACAATCGCGGCAAGCGGCGCAAGGACCTCAAAGACTGGATGGAACTCCGCGACCGCCATAGCGACTTCCGCGGCCTAATGGAGTTGGCGATGCCGGCCAAGTTCTGGACCGAAAGAGAAAACCAAAAGACCGGGGCGAAAATATACGACATCGATACCGACTGCTTGTATAACTTCCTACGCCTAAACGGCTTCTACACGCTCCACGATGACAACATCAAAGAAGCGCGCTACATCCACGTTGACGGCAACATTGTGCGCGAAGTCAAGGCCAAGGACCTACGGCGCTTTGTCGCTCAGTGGGCGCAAGAGCAATGCCTGCCGCGCCCTGTGCGCAACCTCATCTATAACAGTCCGCGCCTTGCCGACTCCGCACTTGACAACCTGAAGGAAGTCAGCCTCGACTTTACCAACTACACCCCGACCACGCAGTTATTCTTCTTCCCGGGCAAGACGATCGAAGCCACGCCCGATGGCCTTGTCGAGCACTTAGGCGGAGACGGCAGCCTCAGTCACTACGTATGGGAAGAAAACGTACTGCCCCACCGCATCAAACTACTTCCCCCCATGTTTGCCGTAAAGCGCGCCAACACCGTAGACGGCACCCCCCGCTTTGAAATCACCATTAACGACAGCGAGAGCAGTCCCCTATTTGGCTACGTAATCAACACGAGCCGCACCCACTGGCGCAAGGAGCTGGAGTACAACTTTGCCGACAAGGATAGCGAGGAAGCTGAACGGTACAAGCAGACCCACCGCTTTACGATCGACGGAGAAGGCCTTGACGAGAAAGAGCGCCAAGAGCAGCAGTTAAACTTGGTGAGCAAGCTCTTTACAATCGGCTACATGCTCCACCACTACAAGTCCCCCTCACGCGCGTGGGCACCTATGGCAATGGACAACAAGATAGGCGAGGACGGTGAGTGCAACGGCCGCAGCGGTAAATCGTTCCTCTTCAAAGCTTTATCCCTCTTTATGAAGACGGTAAAGCTCAGCGGCCGCAACGCAAAGCTCATGGACAACCCCCACGTATTCGACCAAGTGACGCAGCACACCGACTTCGTGCTCGTAGATGACTGCGACCGCCACTTGTCGACCGAACAGTTCTACGACCTAATAACGAGCGACATGACGGTCAACCCGAAGAACAATCAGTCCTACACCATACCCTTCGACCAAAGTCCCAAGTTCGGATTTACGACAAACTACGTGCCGCGCGACTTCGATGCCTCCACCGAGGCGCGCTTGCTTTACCTCGTATTCAGTGACTACTACCACCAGCGCACCGAAAGCAATGACTACCTCGAGACGCGTTCGATCCGTGACGACTTCGGGCGCGACCTGATAAGCTCGACCTACCCCGAAGAGATGTGGAACGCTGACATCAACTTCTTCATGCAGTGCACCCACTTCTACCTCTCGCTCTGTCAGGAAAGCATCAAGCCGATGCCGCCCATGGGCAACATCTTGAAACGCAAGTTTAAAGCCGATATGGGTACCAACTTCGAGGAGTGGGCCAACGTCTACTTCGCTGAAGACGGTGACCACCTTGACACGTTTGTCGTGCGCCGTGAAGCTTACGAAGACTTCATTGACGAAGCGAAGGTCAACAAGAACTTCTACACGATGAACAAGTTCACGAAGGCCCTTCGCTCCTTCGTTGCCCTCTGCCCCTGGGTAGCGGATTATAACCCGAAAGACCTTCAGAACTCACAAGGCCGCATATCTCGCCGCATTGAGGGCAAGAGTGAGGACATGATATACCTCCGCTCCACCAAGGCCCTTGCCAATCGCGAAGCCATTGAGCAGGGCGAACACCTGAAGGAAGGCGCGGAGTTTGTGCCAGACGTGAAGGAAGCGGAGTTCCCGTTTTGAGATTAGTTTTTAGTTTTGAGGTTATCGCTTAAGTTTTTAGTTTTTAGGTTATGAGGTTATAAAGTTACCTTTTTGTGACCGCGTTATATAAACTAACTTTATAACCTCATAACCTAAAAACTAAAAACTTAAACGATAACCTCAAAACAAAAACAAAAAAACGTCCAGCGCGGGTTGCAGCACTGGACGGTACAAACGAGAATGAAAGGAACGCTTACTAATCAAATAAGCAAAGCAAAATAACGACGGAGTTCATTTAACTCAAATCTTTACGTTGTGAAGATACAAACCCCTAACGACATGGCCAACAAAATCGAACTAAAAGCGCTCCACCTGAAGGATGCGTTGAAACTCTTAGAAGACGGTGAGCCTCACTCGCTGCGCGTATGGAAGCTCTCCACGGGTGACATACTCCACTATAAGGACGCTCGCTGTATAGGCGGCCACAAGCGCCGCGGCACGCACCGCGTGAAGTTGCCCGCCTCTACGCTCATCCGTGAGTTTCGTGACGTGACGCTGCACGAGATAGACGGACTTGAGGTGTACTGGTAGGGCGCGCGCTGCGCTGCGAATGTGCAAATGTGAGAATGTGCAAATGTGTAAATGGTCGCCTTTACTCGCTGCGTCTAAACTCATTCAACTTATTAAACTCCCCCCCCTATTACCATGAACGTCCCCGACGAATGGCTAACGCTCAGCGGATTTCACCGCCTATGGCACGAGAGCGAAGCGTTCCGCGCCTTTGCGCTGAAGGCCTATGCCTACCTCTGTACGATGCCCGTAGGTCGCGGCTGCACCTTCGAGCGCTACGAGGGTGAACGGCTGGAGTGGTGCATACGCACCGCAGCGGCCTTTCTCTTAGAGGGCGACAACTGGCGGTACTACGAACTCAGTGACGATCGCCTCACCGTATGGCATAAGCATAAGGAGCCGCCCCTCATCTTACAGCTACCCGTAAATCAACTATTAAATAACCATTGACAAGTTAACGAGTTAACAAGTTAACGTGTAAGTTACTCCTTCAACTAAAAGAACAAACCTACCCGTCAACTCGTTAACCCGTTAACTTGTCAACTAAAAACAAAAAACAAAGACAATGAAAGCGAAAGAACAATTTGCCACGAGTCAGGACGAACTCTTACTGATACAAAAGTGGATAGAGCGCCGCCCCAATGGCTCGCTGCGCTATCCGTTGGCCGTCAAGGCTCACCTTGCGGCCATTATGGAAGTCGCCCCTTGGGCGCTCCACCCGAAAGAAATAGAACGATTTACTAACCATAACCGACAACAACAATGATCAACCACCTCTTTGCGCGCCCTCAAGACGTTGAGGGCAGCGCCTTCCACCTCGACCTGCTGCGCGAGTTAGAGCCCGCAGGCGATTACACCGTAGAGTTCCGCCGCATGGACTCCCTGTGGCACACTCGCAGCGAGCGGCCTCGCCCCTCGTCCGATACGCTACTGATATGGCACTGCGGCACTTGCCCCCCCTTCATCACCACCACGGTCTACGACCCCGACATAGACTGGGCGCGCTACTGCGAAATATTCAGCGTAGAACGTTGGGCCTACCTTTACGACCTTCTACCCTATAGTATGACCATTCAAACCGAAGACTGACAACAATGAGCACAACCTTAATATTACTTTGCGCCTGGACCGCTCTGGGTATGGGCGTGACCTTCTTTATCTTCTACCGTTGGGGCTACCTCAACGGCCGCGACAAAGTATTTGACAATATGGAACGCAGAGTCACGACATTTATAAATCAGGCTACGACAAAGGCAAAGAAGTAGGCTACACCAAGGGCCGTGCTGAAGGCTATGAGGACGGCCGCCGCTATGAGGCCATAACGCACCATACCCAGTTGGAGCTTGAGAAGCTGCTGGAGAAGGAGACTAAGCAGTAAGAAGGAGCGCACCCTCATCATGATAGGCGCGCCCCCTCATCTGTGGGGCACCCATTTGGCGCATTACGTCTCAGCGCCACGGGGCAAAATCCGATAAATAGAACAATTTGCCCACTGTCGGACGCTCAGCGTTTCCCCCTCCCCTTGTAATTTTGTACTTTTTTTTGTAATTTTGTATCACAAGTTTACCAAGAGAAGAAAAGTATTGAAAATCAAGAGAAAAGTAAAGAGAAAGAGTGATACAAAAATGCGATACATTTTTGATACAATTTTGCGAGAAATGTATCATGATCAAAAATGTATCACTTCGGGAGGGGGCGTTACATTTTACTTTTCGCTCTAAAAAAAGTGTATCGCCTTTTAAGAAAAAATGTAACGTTTGATAATCAAGGAGTTACGATATAAAATTACAGTGTTACAAAATTACAGAAAAAAAGTGCGAAATCAGACCCCACCGCAGTCACAAGGACAAAACGCCCCCACGCCCTCCGCCCCTCGTCACCTTGCAAACCGACAAAAAGAACACTCTACCGCCCGTGAAAGACATCACCCTCCAAATCTACCTCCGCCCCCACCTCGCAGCGTGGCTCCGCACCCGCTGGGGCAACCCTGTGCGCTTTCCGGTGCGCAGTTACGAGAACATGTTGCTCCACTTCCTCGTCACCCGTGGGCGCTGCGCCCCCTGCCCCCTCTCGCCCCCTGAAGCAGAGAAGGAGCGCGTGAGCATCGTCCTGACCGACTGCGCTCACCGTAGGCCGGAGTACTACCACCACCTGACGCGCCGCGCATCATTGGACTTCGTTCGCGAGCTCGAGCGACAGTTTCGGCTACAGCTGTGGCAAGAGTGTTCACCCCTGCTGCTGCAGCGCTCAGGCCTTAACAGTGGCCTCGAGCGGTGGTGCCAACGTCAAGGCATCAAGGTCGAACACCGCGAAGGCGTGCGGCAAAAGTTCTACCGCATGCGTAAAATATACGATGCGGACCGCGAAAACGAGCCAAAACGCAGCCATTATAGCGGCAAAAAATGAACGCGCGCGCGGTGCGCCGCGCACCGCGCGAATGTGTGAATGTGAGAATGTGCAAATGTGAGAATAATTAAATGCATTAATAACTCAGTAAGTAAAGGCGACCATTTGCACATTCTCACATTTGCACATTCGCCTCACATTAACCCTTTATATAATTATGGGAAAGGAAGTCTACTTCAACCGCATGCAGCGCGAGGTGTGCGCCATTGATGCCCACACCAACGTAATCGTGGCTGGCCGTGGTACAGGTAAGTCCATGCTTCACGCCTACCTCAACCTGCGCAACTTTCAGCAGATGCCCCGCAGCACGACCGCCTTCGTCTGCCCCACCGCAATCAGGGCCAAGACCAACACGCTGCCCAGTATGTTCCAACATTGGGAAGACTGGGGCTATCACCGTGGCATACATTGGGACATCGGCCACCGCCCCCCGCGCGCCCTCGGTTGGCCGCAGCCACTGATCGTGCCCGAAAGTTGGGAAAACATCATCACCTTCTACACCGGTGCCATTGGTCAGATTATCTCGCAAGACCGCGTTGGCACCTCCAATAGTAAGTCGTTTGACTACATCGACATAGACGAGGCCAAGTTCGTAGACTTTGAGCGGCTGAAAGACGAGACCTTCCCCGCCAATCGAGGCCAACAGCGCGAGTTTGGCGACCTCCCATTCCACCACGGCATGCTGGTCACGAGCGATATGCCCGTGACGAAGAAGGGGTCGTGGTTCATGCGCTATGAGCAAGACAGCGACCGCGAACTCATCACAACCATCGAAGCCCTCGTGGCTGATGAACTGCAGACCCGACAACGCATCGCCACGGGCGACCAGACAGAGTACCTCCCTCGCCACCTGCGCGAGGTGCAAGCCATACTGGCCAAGCTCAGAAGGCGCGCCACCCTCTTCCGCCGGTACTCATCGCTCACCAATATAGAAGTACTGGGCGAGGCATGGGTTAGGCAGATGCGAAGGGACCTGCCCCCCATGGTGTTCCGCACCAGCATACTCTGCCAGCCCGTGTCCATACTAAAGGACGGCTTCTACTCCTCGATGCAGGAGAGCCACAAGTACTCCGCCACCGACTACCACCAGATCGATGCCGCCGGCTACGACTTCCAACGCGTCAAGGAAGCCGCCTCCGCCTGTGGGCGCGATGCCGACATACAGCGGTCGCACCCCCTCTGCATCGCCTTCGACTACAACAACAATATCAACTGGCTCGTAGTCGGGCAACCTGATGAAGACCGCAAGCGCCTGAACGTACTGAAGTCCTTCTTCGTCAAGTTTGAGCGCAAGCTGCCCGAACTCGTTGCGGACTTCTGCCAGTACTACGAAGCGCTGCCACTACACGAGGTATTATTTTACTACGACTCCACCGCCCTCGGCTCCAACTATGCCGTCAACTCCGAAGACTTCAGGTGGGTCATCATCCACGAACTGCAACTCCACGGCTGGCGCGTGCGCCCCGTCTATATTGGTCAGCCTATGAAGCACATAGAGAAGTACCTGCTCATCAACCGCGGCTTCGCGGGCCGTGCTCGCCTGATGCCCTTCATCAACGAGGCCAACAACGAGGCGCTGCTCGTATCCATACAGACGGCTGGCGTATACAATGGTAAGAAGGACAAGCGAGGCGAGAAGCTCGCCGAAACGGAGGAGGACAAACTCGAAAGCCGCACCGACGGATCCGACGCATTCGACACGCTCTACATCGGCTGCGAGCGGTTCCCACAGCAGGCCACGTTGTTGGCCGTGACGGGGGGAGGATAATGTGCAAATGTGAGAATGTGAGAATGTGCAAATGTGCAAATGGTCGCCTTAACTTACTGAGTTATTAAGGCTTCATTCAATCATTTGCACATTATCACATTCTCACATTTGCACATTGGAGCGGGGCGCGAGCGCCCCCCGCATATACCGCCTCGGGGGGTGCCCCCGGCAGCGGGTCAGGGCGTAGGGCGATGGGGGGTCGAAAAGGTGAGAAACCGCATAAATTTTCGGCCGGGGTAGGGCAGCCACCGCCTAAAATAGCGAAAACGCCCCCAATCAACTCCGCAAAGGTGGAAACGCGGGTGAAATGTGCAAATGTGAGAATGTGCAAATGATTGAATGCCTTAATAACTCAGCAAGTAAAGGCGACCATTTGCACATTTGCACATTCTCACATTTGCACATTAATCAAGCATTTTCACATTAATCAAGCATTTTCACATTCGCCCAACAGGCGCGCTTTTTGTCTTTTGTTCACGGACTTTTCGAGCGTACTTTTGCCAGTATAAAGATGTGCGGCGGCTCCCCTCACGCAGCCACCAAAGCATAATCCAATCATTTGCACATTTGCACATTCTCACATTTGCACATTCACCAAGCATTCTCACATTAACTACATGGCACGTACCTACAACATCGACATCGACTCCTACATCGGCTACCCTATCAGTAAGGGCTACGTGAGCGCGAAGCTCAAGCCCCTACAGGGCAAGCCCTGTGCCGTCCGCATCAACTCCTACGGCGGCGACGTGATGACCGCGCTCGACATACGCCAGCAGTTCATCGACCACGGCCAAGTCACCGCCTACATCATGGGTATGACCGCCAGCGCAGCCACTATCCTCGCTATGGGCGCGAAGAAGGTCGTGATGAGCCGCTACGCCCTGATGCTCGTCCACCCCTGCTCCAACCTCGTCGCCACCTTCTCGTACTACAACCACGATGAGCTCGAACGCGTCATCGAGAGCTTGCGCAAGCTGCAGAGCGATATGGCCACCATCGACAGCGTGATAGCCTCTATCTATGCCGACAAGTCCGGGCGCGAGGGCAAAGATATGGCCGCCCTCATGCAAGAGGAGCGCTGGATAACGGCCGAAGAGGCACTGAAGTACGGACTGATAGACGCTATCGACGAAGATGACGACCTCAGCGCCGCACCCGCCAAGATGACCAACGCAGAGCGCGAACACTTCATGGCCTGCGGACTGCCCCTCCCTGAAGCCCCAACACACAAAATCGAAGATAAAATGAGCGGAAACGTACAAAAATCCGACGATAACGCGCCCGAAGCCGCCACCGCCGCCCCCGCTATCGCCGCAGAAAATGTTATCAAAAATGATAACAACTCCGCAACCGCCCCCACTAGCACGGCCGAAAATGGCGCAGAAGGAGAAAAGGTTAGCGTAATAGACCAATTAATTAGCGTAATACACAACTTCTTTAAATCCACAGGCGCACCCGAAACGGCCGAAAATTCGACCAAAACAGTAGAAAACGAAACCAACAACACACCCACAACCATGAACGAGACTAAACTCTCCCCCGTCAATCTCTGCAAGGTGCTCGCGCTCGAAAGCCTGAGCGTAGATGCCGCAACGGGCAACATCAACCTCACCACGCAGCAGGTAGAAGGCATCGACACCTACATCAAGGAAGCGATCGACCAAATCACACAACTAAAGGCCGAAAAGGCCGACATTGAGAAGACGATCAACGAGGCCGACGGAGCCACCACCACGCAGGCTATGCCCACGAATGAGGCAGCCGAAGACAACACCATTCCTGGTGCTGAAGCAGTTGACTTCTTCAGCAAGTTCAAGGGGCTCATTGGTTGACGAGTTAACGAGTAAGTTACTTTTGTTAGCTCGTTACCCCGTCAACTAAAGAAACCAACCCTACCCGTTAACTCGTCAACTCGTTAACTAAAAAAAACCACATGGCAAACTCAATCACCACCCTCGGCGCTTTACAGAAGAGCGCCACTCAGTACGAGAAAGAACTTCTCATCATGCCCACCATAGCAGCGGGCGCAACCCTCCAACACATGACCGGCATGCCCGGTCTCAAAGGCAACGTAGTACTCGGCCAACTCGATGGCGATGCTGAAATCGGACCCTACAAGAGCACGCGCTCAGCACAGGGCAGCTTCAAGATCACGCCACGCGAACTTGAAATCTTCCTTGGCAACTGCGCTTACTCCTTCGACCCCAATGACGTATGGGGCACAATCTATGGCAGCCTCGTAGCACAAGGCGAGTCGCTGAAGACGGTCGACGTGAATAAGTACATCCTCATGTTCGTAGCCGGCAAGTTGGGCAAGAAGCTCAACCAATCACTCTGGAGCGCTAAGCGCAACGCATCGGGCGACACTACGAAAGACCTCTTCAACGGCTTCGACACCATTACCGAAATAGAGCAGAAGGCTGGCAACCTCGCCACCGACAAGAGCAACTACCTCGAACTCGCTGCCGCTATCACCTCAGCCAACGCCATCGACACCTTCCAGCAAATCTACGATACCGCTGACGATGAACTGCAAGGTCAGGCCGTCAAGATCTATTGCTCAAAGGACGTATATAACGCCTACAACCGCAACTACCAACTTCTCCACGGCGCTCTGCCCTACAACACTGAGTACAAGAAGACCTTCCTCGAAGGTACCGACAACTTGTGGGAGTTCTGCCCATTGGTATCAAAGAAAGGCTCCAACTACATCCACATCGCCCCACAGAGCAACATGGTCTACGGCTACGGCGCAGGCGACAACCCCGGCGAAGTGCTCAACATCGAGAAGTACTCAAGCTGGCAGCTCACCCTTGAAGCCGCTATGGCCTTCGGTGTACAGTTCCGCACGCTCAGCCCTGAGCAATTGTTAGTAGCAAAGCTCAAGGCAGCAGAGTAGGAGCCTCTCCCCCCGTCCCCCTCCCCGACCGGGGAGGGGGCGAAGGTTACCTTTTGTGGGTAAGACCTTAGGCATCCATTCATAAGAAATATATATATATATATTAACCATTAAATAAAAGAGCCAATTTTCCCCCCAGCTGTAAGTTGCCAAAGGAAGGTAACTTTCGCCCCCTCCCCGGTCGGGGGGGGACGGGGGAGAGGCCCCAATACTATTATGGCAGCATCATCACCCATCAACTCACCCTGCGGCACCGCCGCTCCATTCGATAGCCTACGCTTTTGCGCAGGTCAAAGAGTAATACCCGGCATTCGCCACGCAGTATACTACATCGACAAGGAGAACATTCTCTCATGGCCCACACTCCCCGCAGAGACGACCGCCAGCGTCACCCTCGCCAAGCTCGCCACCTACGAAGGCAACTTCACCCTCAAGGCTGACGCAAAGTGGAAACGCATCGACCTCGCCACCAACAAGGGCAACGTCGAGTGGGAGACGCAAGGCGAACGCCCTTCATGCACCTTCCTCAATAAGCTCACCGCCTCTCACCCTGGCACGGCCGCTGAAGCAGCCGGCTTCTGCCGTCTGGCTCAGAATGCCGACCTCGTATTCTTAGTACAGCAGCGCGATGGCCGTTTCCGCGTATTGGGCAACGAAATGTTCGAGACCATCGTCAAGCCCAAGGGCAGCCTTGGTGAAGGCACCAGCACGAACGCCTCGACCGACATCGAAATCGAAGCCACCGACATCGTACCCGCCCCCTTCTACCCCGGCGACATTGATACAGCCGACGACGGCAAGATCAGTGGCGAGACAGGAAAGGCCGCGGCGTGAGCACTTTTGGAGTTAACGAGTTAACGAGTTAACAGGTAAGTTACTTTTGTTAGCTCGTCACCTAAAAGACAAACTTACTCGTCAACTCGTTAACTCGTTAACTCGTCAACAAAAAGACCTATGTTAGACAACGCATTTACCCAAGAGCTACAGCAGTGGGTCAACACCCCTGATGCAGAGCGCGACCTCGCCCAAGGAGCCTTACTCCTCTACCGCATCACGGCCAACGCCTACACCTATCAGCAAGCACTCGCGCGCCCTGAAGCCTACGCCGCCACGCTCGACCACGAACTCAAGAAGCACCTTGCCATTCGCCTTGACGGCCTCACCCGACAGGAAGTGGCCCACATCGAGCAAGAAGCCATGCCCCGCATCGCTCAGACGCTCGAAGCGTCCGCCCCCGTCATCACGACTGACGCAGAGCAAGATGCCCCCCACCACGTAGGCCGCCGCAAGGATCACGACAAGTTGCCCCAAGACGTTCAAGACCTCTACACCCAGAATGGTGAAATCTTCCGCAAGATGAAGCTCCTCTTCAATCAACTTAAAGCAATGAGCGCCGCCCAACCTTGCGACCGCTACGAACTCCTCAAGCAACTCCGCGCAGCCGACGACAAGTATCGCGCCAACTGGCAGAAGTACGATGAGTATAAAGGTTAAAGGGTTATGAGGTTAGTTTTTAGTTTTGAGGTTATGAGGTTATAAAGTTGTCTGGATGTTTGAGGTTATGAGGTTAAAAAGTAACCTCAACCTCGCGCCGCCACTCGCCTCCAAACCTCGCGCTTTCCAGTCCTACGTAACGCGTGCTTTCCAGCACGCGCGTCCACAAAACTCATTAAACTTATTAAACTCCCCTCCCCATGGACAAGTCCCTCGTTGACCGCGCGCAGAAGTACCTCTTCGCCTCAGTCGAAGAAATGGAGCAGGCAAGTCTGACGAGCGTCATGCGCGCGCGCATCGTCCGCCTGCGCGAGATGTACACCTACTGGCTGCAGAACCCTCGCCTCGTCGACAAGGACATCGTCGACCAACTACAGCAGCGCCACCAGATAGGCCTTTCACAAGCCTACGAAGACGTGCGCGTACTCAAAGTATGCCTCGGCAACCTCGGCCGCCTCACCAAAGACTATGACCGCTACCTCTTCCGCCTCCGCTGCGAAGAAGGCTGGGGCATGGCACGCGCGCGCTCCGATGTAAAAGCCTTCGCAGCCGTAACGGCCGCCTACCTCAAAGGCACCCAGCTCGACAAAGAAGACTCAGCCGCCCCCGACTACAGCGTAATAGTCCCGCAGACGTTCACCATCACGGCCGACCCAACGGCAGCAGGGTTCACCCCCGTCCCCGGCATATTGGAGAAGGCCAAGAAACTCGAAGCAAGATATTTACAAGAGATCGAACCTGAAGCGCCCGACTCCCAACCCTGATAATGTGCAAATGTGAGAATGTGCAAATGTGCAAATGGTCGCCTTTGTACGCTCATTTATTAAAACATTAACCCCGCATTCGCACATTTGCACATTTCCCAAGCATTTGCACATTAAAAAAAATCCCATGCCCTACCACGTAACCCACCTCGAGCGCACCCCCCTCTACCACATGCACCGCCTCATACCCGACACCAGTGGCCTCACCGCCTACTTCTGTGAGGAAGTACTGTGGCACCCCCTCTGCACCGTCGGCCTCCCCTCGCTCGAAGTCACTGACGAAGTCACCAACGGCGTGCGCCTCTTTACCTCAAAGCTCACCTACACCCGTGCCACACGTCCCGCCCCAGAAGCGCAGCCCTATGCCTATCGCCTTACCCTCGCTAATGGCGTGCAATTAATTCTCGGCCTCTACATGCGCCCCTACCCCGTATCCACCATTACCGACAGCCACGAAGAAAAAGCCACAGGCCGCGCCTCCTGCACCGTACAAGTAGAACTCAAAAACGCCCCCTACGGACCACTCCGACTGCTGGAGTAGGGGAAGTTTAATAAGTTGAATAAGTTGAATGAGTTTAGACGCAGCGAGTAAAGGCGACCATTTGCACATTCTCACGTTCTCACATTCACACCCCATGGACATCACCTCACTCAAGCAGCAAGCCACCACCATACGCGATGAGCGCGATCGCTCAGCCAACTCCGCCACCCGCGTAGGCCGCGCCCTCCTCGACACCGTCAACGCCATCGAAGAGAACGCCACCAACATCGACACCAACAAAGCCAACATCGCCTCCAACAAGTCCGCTATCGCCAAGTTGCAAGCCTTCTACCATGGCGACCTCGGCAACTACGACTCATGGACCGAAGCCACCGCGCGTCTCGACCTCATGGCCACCGACAGCAGCGTCAATGGCCAGTATCAGATCAGCGTCGGTGCAATCCCCTTCATCGTCAACTTCGTCCTGCTCAACTCCTCCGCCCAGATCTTCTTCCAATCCATAATCGGCTCCGCCCGAATAGGTTCAGACGGCACCCTCACCACCACCCACGGCATCGCCGTCAACATCTTCTCCCGCACCTACGCCTCAGGCCAATGGGGCGCGTGGACAAGGCTCGCAGCAGTGAGCGAAGTGCCAACACCGCAAACAGCCTGCGCCGGTACCAACAAAAACTACATTTACCAAGACGTCAAGGACAGCAAGAAGTACGTACTCACTGGCGTTGGGAAAGCATTTCAGAATGGTGGTATATTGAAACTCAGCTACAAGCTATGGGGGTGCGATAACTACGGCTACGACGACGGAATGAGCAAGACCGTATACTTCCCACAAGTCACTTCAGGCGCTGACGGAGCAATGAGCCACAGCGTCTACGGCCGTTTGCTCAACCATTCTATATACGAAGGTCCAAGCACTAAAACTGCGGTACATATCAATTACACCAACTTTACTGAAGCGGGCAACAAAACATTCTCAATCGGCGCAGCCACCACCGCAAAGGCCGGCTGCATGACCGTGGCCCACGTCAACGCACTCAACTCCCTATCAAGCCACATCGTTGACCTCGGCGACTTCGCGAATGAAGATGAAGCGCTGAAGAAGATAGGGGAGTTAGGAATATGCAACAACCGCAACCTTGTACACGCCCACCTCACCTACAACGCTGAAAACTCATCGGCCAAGACCACACTCATACTCATACAGAGTATAGAAGGCTCGAAGTGCCGCCAGTATATTTTTAATAAACGACAAGTCTACACCCGCTTAATCCACTTCACAGATGAAAGTTTATCGGAGCATGAATTTACTGAAGACTTTACCTTCATGTTCCCCGACCGCCTCGTTTGGAGCGACAGTCAGCACGGTTACTTAATGAGCCAATTTGGCTCAGACCCATTTGGCAAAGATTATACCGACCCCATCCCCCTTGCCACCTCCACCGCTGCCGGCCTCATGTCCAAAGAAGACTACGCCCTCCTCCAGAAGATAAAATCCCAACTCAATCTATAGACCGCGCAAATGGGGGGCGACGCCATCGTGGTTTTTTTCAGCAGCCTCGTCCCCGCGTCGGCATTTGCACATTCTCACATTTGCACATTCTCACATTCTCACATTTGCACATTCCCCAAGTATTAAGACATTAATCCCCCATTCGCACATTTGCACATTCTCACATTTGCACATTGCGAATGCAAGCATTCGCCCCTCCCATGACCCGCGACACCCGAACCACCTACCAAGTCTACTCCGCCATAGCCATGCTATTTGCCGGCGTAGCCCTCAGCGTAGCCGGATTTTGTCTCCCCCCAGTAGGCGAGATTTCCGACTCCGTGCTCTACTTCTTTGCTCAGTGCCTAATCTATGCCGGCTCCATATTCGGCGTAAGCATCTACGTACAAAGCAAGTTCAAAGAACTCAAGAGCGAACTCGAGGAAAGAAAATAACAAAGTTTTTAGTTCTGAGGTTATGAGGTTATAAAGTTACCTTTTTGTGACCGCGTTATATAAACTAACTTTATAACCTCATAACCTCCAAACTCCAAACGATAATCCCCAAACTCCCCCATGCAAGTAAAATACCTCATCGTCCACTGCACCGCTACCGCCGAAGGCAAAGACTTTCGCGCCGCTGACGTTGACCGCTGGCACCGCGCCCAAGGTTGGGACGGTATCGGCTACCACTACCTCATCGACCTCGACGGCACCATCGAAACCGGCCGCCCCGAACACCGCCCCGGAGCCCACTGCGCCGGCCTTAACTCCATATCACTCGGCATCTGCTACGTAGGCGGCCTCGCCACCGACGGACGCACCCCCAAAGACACCCGCACCACCGCCCAAATAGCCGCCCTACGCGCCCTCCTCACCCGCCTCAAGAAGAAGTACCCAACGGCCCGAATAGTCAGCCACCACCACTTCAACAAGCACAAAGCCTGCCCCTCATTCGATGCCGACCACGAATATTCCGACCTATGAAACCACACCTCGTATTCATATTATTATTATTAACTTTGCTACTAACGGCCGCCCTGCAGAGCTGTCGCAGCGTGCGATACGTCACCCTCCCCACCGTGAGCCGCGACACCGTGCGCATAATGAGCCGCAGTCATGACACCCTCATCACCCGTGACACCTTCCTCCTCGACCGCTACCGACAGGGCGACACCGTCTACATCACACGCAACGTCACCCACTATCGCGACCGCGTCACCTTACGCCACGACACCATCTACCGCGCCAAGACGGACACCGTCTCCGCACCCGTAGAAGTCACAAAGTACAAAACAAAATCAACCTTATCCATTATGAAACTCGCCATCATCATCGCAGCCATCGTACTCATCACCCTCTACGTTCACCGCGAGCAAAACAAGAATTGATAAATGTGCAAATGACCAGAAAGTATCGTTAATCGTTTGCACGCACGACAAAACGCAGCAAGTAAAGGCGACCATTTGCACATTTCCAAAGCATTTGCACATTCTCACATTTGCACATTTTTTCCCCCCCCCCATGTCCTTCCTCTTCCCCTACGAGCTCGACCGCATCATCCTCCGCAATCGCACCGCCGACACCAGCGTCCGACTCAGCCTCAATGGCCAGACCATACTCACCGCCCTCCTCACCCCCGACGCCATCGGCCTTATCACCCTCACCGACCTCGGACGCTACCTCTCCGACTGCGTCGAGCAAGCACGCGAGCAGTCCAAATACCCCAACTCATTCCTCACCCACACCCTACAGCTCTACGTCGACGACACCCTACAGACCACCTACACCCTACGCCCCTGCCGCAGCCGCATGCGCCGCAAGGCTGCAGAGCTCATGCCCACCATGTTCCTCACCATGGCATCAGGAGATACCAAACTGTTACCCCCCACAGCCGAAGACGAAAACCTCTACCTACTATCTGACGAGACGAGCGGAGCCTACACTTACACCACCCACCACTACTGGCGCAACACCCTCACCAATCAAATCCGCCGCACCGACTTCACCGACACCGGTATCGCCAATCCCGGCCAAGTCGTACACATACCCATCGACCCCAGCGGCCGCGGCGACGAGCCCGACCAATCCACCCAGTGGCAACTCCTCCGCATCGAAGTCGAAAGCGCTGCCCGCAGCATCACCTACCAGATCACCCCCGACGGCCTCACGCAAGCCGACATCACCACACTCCAGTTCTGTAACTCCTTCGGCCTCCTCGACACCTTCCACATCCTCGGCAAGATAGAGACCGACTACAAGACCACCTACAGCGCCGCCCTCCTCAGCGGCTCACAGGTCAACTACCTCATCGAAGCCAACCCCACCTACAAGGCCAACGTCGGCCCCCTCACCGACGGCACAATCGCATTACTTAAAGACCTCGCCACCTCACGCCAAGTCACCCTTGGCGGCCGCCCCATTACCCTCACCGCTGTAGAACTCAAGCCTACCAACGCCTACGCTGACGCACAGACCGCCACCATCACATGGCGCGAAGCCACCGAAGGCGGCACCACCGCCCCCGCCACACCACTCGGCACCTTCGACACCACCTTCGACTCCACCTTCGACCGAACAACATAAGGAGTTTAATAAGTTTAAGGAGTTTAATAAGTTTAATAAGTTGAAGCGCAGCAAGCAAAGGCGACCATTTGCACATTCTCCCATTTGCACATTCCCCCCACACATTCCCAATATTAAATACATTCATCAACATTCGCACATTTGCACATTCTCCCATTTGCACATTGCGAATGCAAGCATTCGCCCTCATGGAATACTTCGACATCCCCCAGACCCCCTTCGCAGCCGTCATGCAAGATGTAGCCGACACCACCACACTCTTCGACACCCCCACCGGCCGCATCCTCACCCGACCCGTACCCGGCTACGAAAGCGAAGCCTACGTACCCTTCGGCACCGACAACCAACTCCCCTACGACCTCATACGCCTCGTAGGCGACGATGAAGTCACCGCACAGAACAAACTCTTCAACGTACTCACCTGCTACGGAGCCGGCCTACAGCTCACCGACGATGCCACCGGCCTACCCACCGACAACCCCGAAGTCCTTCAATGGCAGCGCCGCCAAAACCAACCACAGTACCTCCTCAAGCAGATGACCGACATGAAATACTTCTACTACACCGTCTGCGTCATCATCCTCAGCCACGACGGCCACCGCATCAACCGCCTCGTCCACAAAGAAGCCTGCAACGTCCGTTTCCAAGCAGCCGACAAGCGCGGACGCATCAACCACATCTACTACGCCCTCTGGCAAGACAGCCAAGAGCGCGTCAGCGGAGTTGAGCGCATCCCCCTCCTCGACATGACCGACCCCTACACCGACCTTTGCCGCCGCCTCGCCATCGACCCCGACACCCACCAACCCATAGCCAAGCGCCGCCCCACACACGACCGCAAGTTTGCCGTCGTCATGCGTTTCCCCACAGCAGGCAACCAATATTACCCCGTCCCCTACTGGTCAGCCGTACTCCGTGGCGGATCCTACGATGAGAAGCGGCTCATCTCCACAGGCAAGCGCGCCAAGCTGCGCAACGTCACCAGCGTAAAGTACCAGATCGAAATCGAACGCAGCTACTGGCAGCGCATCTGCATGGAGGAAAACATCACCGACCCCGTCAAGATGCAAGCGCGCGTCATACTCGAGAAGCAACGCATCAAAGACTTCATCTGCGGCGTAGAAAACTCCGGCAAAGCATGGATATCCGGCTACTACGTCAACCCTGACGGCCACGAAGTACGCGACATCCGCATCGTCAACATCGAAGGACAGAAAGAAGGAGGCGACTGGAACGAAGACGTACAAGCAGCAGCCAACACCATTTGCTACGCTGACAACGTCCACCCCAACCTCGTCGGAGCCGTACCCGGCAAGACACAGTCCAACAACTCAGGCTCCGACAAGCGCGAACTCTTCACCATGAAGCAAGCACTCGAGATCGCCTTCCACGACATGTTACTTCAACCCATCAACCTCGTATGTTGGTACAACCGTTGGGACCACATCACCCCCCGCATACCCATGATACAACTCACCACACTCGACCAACACACGGACGCAAAACAAGTATAGCGAAGGTTAAGAGGTTAGAAGGTTATAATGTTATAAGGTAAAAAAGTTACCTTATACCTCCCGCCTACGTACCGCGTGCTTTCCAGCACGCGCGTCCACTTTCAGCAAGTACGGGCTGAAAGCCCAATGCTCGCCTTCAACCCAGGGCAACACCCTGGGGTTATGATAACGCGCCACAATGGCGCCCTGTAAGGTAGGGTGTTCAAAATTGGCATCAAAAACGAGACCACTTTTTAGGCTGTTTTGAGTGTTTTGATA